GAAAAGGCCGGGTTCAAAACTGCCGCCCTGCAAGAGCGAGAGGCAATGGCCGATCCTGCTTACATCGAGTTGTTGGATGCCCTGTCCTACGCTACCGAGCAGGAGGAGCTGAACCGCTGGGATTTGGAAGCCGCAAAGTCCGCTTTGGACGTCTGGCGGTCAAGAGAGGCAACAAAGCGTGCTGAAAAGAGCGCGTATGGCGCCTGACAGCCCCGTGGAGCTGTTTTCTTTGAAGAAAGGTAGTAGGGCCGCGCCCCTGTCCGAAAAAGAGCGTAGAGCGCGTTTTGACGCGCTTTCAGAATTGGGCTGTGCCATCTGCGGGATGCCACCCCAGATCCACCACCTCATCGGAACCAAGTGGAGGGGGATGGGCCAGAAGGCTTCGGACCGGCACACGATTCCTTTGTGCATGAATCATCACACCGGGGCCGAGGGCATTCACACACTTGGAATGCGTGCTTGGGAGGAGAAATTCGAGGACCAAGAGCATCTGCTCGAAGTCACGGATTTGAAGATTGAAATGTTAAAGCAGATTCAATCGGTTGGTTATGTCGATTATGAGCAATATAATACCGAGTAGTTGGTAAGTGTTTGATAGCATTGTGTTTTCACCTTTTTTCTGTTATACTTTATTTATGTCGGTTTCACTCAAATGCCTATAAATTCCAGACGAAAAGGTCAGGCCGGGGAGCGCGAAGTTGTCCATATTCTTGAAGAACAACTCGGAATTAAGACGACCCGAAACCTTGACCAATGGCGAGATGGCGGGGCTGATCTTGTTGGCTTGGAGCCGTGGGTGGTTGAAATTAAACGATCCAAGACTCCCAATATTCGAGTCTGGTGGGACCAAGCCGTCCGACAAGCCGAAGGAAAAGGAATCCCCTGCCTCTGGTACAGAATCGACCGGCACTATTGGAAAGTAGTCGTGCCTCTTGCGGTGTTATCGCCGTGGGTGTTTGCGGTTGCCGGAACTGGTGAGCATCCAGTAGACTTGAAATGGACAGCAGAAATATCCCCAGAGGCTTTCTGTATGTTCTACCGAGAAAACATGGAGACAAAAGATGACTGAGCCGACACCGCACGCGGAAGGCGCAGCACTTAACCACCTCGATGTAGAGGACATGAGCCTTGAACGGCTAATCCCCTACGCTCGCAATCCCCGCAAAAACGACGGGGCTGTGGATAAAGTTGCCGCCTCAATCAAAGAATTCGGATGGCGATCCCCAATCGTCGTGGACGAGGAAATGGTCATTTTAGCGGGACACACCCGCTACAAAGCCGCAAAGAAACTAGGGTTGGACATCGCCCCGGTTCACATCGCAAAAGGGCTGTCCGAGGCTCAGAAAAAAGCGTACCGCATTGCAGACAACCGAGTGGCAGAAGAAGCCGAATGGGATCTGGATATGCTCAAGCTGGAGTTTGAGGATCTCGACCCTAGCGAGTACGGCATGACCGGCTTTGACGACGACTTCCTGAAAGACTTGCTGGCAGAAACCAGCGAGGCTGAGGTTGACGAGGAAAATCTCCCGGAGCTTCCAGAGGACCCAATCACAAAACCCGGCGACGTTTGGGTTATGGGCAGCCACAGGTTGATGTGCGGCGACAGCACCAACTTGTCCCACGTGGAACAACTCTGCGAAGGACGCCATGTGGATATGCTCCTGACCGATCCTCCATACAACGTGAACTATGAAGGCGGTACAGGGCTAAAGATTCAAAACGATTCAATGGAAGACACCGAGTTTCGCCAATTCCTGCGGGACGCATTTGTCGCGGCTGACTCGGTAATGAAAGCAGGAGCTGTGTTCTACATTTGGCACGCAGACTCAGAAGGCTACAACTTCCGAGGGGCCTGTCACGACACCGACTGGAACGTCCGCCAGACGCTGATTTGGAAAAAGTCCAGCCTTGTCATGGGACGCCAAGACTACCAATGGCTGCACGAGCCTTGTTTGTACGGATGGAAAGAGGGAGCCGGCCACCTGTGGGCAAGCGACCGAAAACAAACCACCATCCTTGAGTTTGAAAAGCCCAAAAAGAACGACGTTCACCCAACGATGAAACCTATCGCCCTGTTTGAGTATCAAATGCTCAACAACACTAAGGGCGGTGATCTCGTGCTGGATCTGTTTGGCGGGTCAGGAACAACCCTTCTGGCTGCTGAAAAAAATGGCAGGCACGCACGCTTAATGGAACTGGACCCCAAATACTGCGACGTCATTGTTAAGCGTTGGGAAGACTACACAGGCAAAAAAGCTGTCCTTGAAGAACACCGGGAGGCTGCATAATGGGTAGGCCAGAAATATCCATGTCCGAGGCAGAAATTGATCAGGTCGAAAGTCTGTCCGCAGTCCTTACTCAAGCGCAAATGGCTGATTTCTTTGGCTTTTCTGAGAGAACCTTTAGAAATCTCATGGAAAGAGACGAAAGAGTTGATGCCGCGTATAAAAGAGGCAAGGCAAAAGCCATCGGTTCAATTGCTCAATCGCTTCTAAAACAAGCCAGATCAGGAAACACCAGCGCGATGATGTTCTATCTCAAAACCCAAGCCGGGTGGAGAGAAACCAATCGACTGGAACACACCGGCGCAGATGGCGGAAAGCTAGAAATCTCGTGGCTTACAGCGCCGAGAGAAGGCGATGCCGAAAATTGAAATCCCGTACTACCCTCGTGAGGTAATGGTCCCATTTCACGAGCGGTCTGAACGATTCGCTTGTCTTGTAGCCCACCGTCGCTGCGGCAAGACCGTTGCGGCAATCAACGACCTGATTCGTGATGCACTGACAATTCCTCGACCTGACGTCCGAGTGGCTTACATCGCCCCGTACTATTCACAGGCAAAGGCCATCGCTTGGGACTACGTTCTGCAATTCACGGCTCCAATTCCCGGCGCTGTTGTGAACGTGGCGGAACTTCGGGTGGATTTACCCAATGGGGCAAGAATCCGCCTGTTTGGCGCAGACAACTACAACGCCATGCGTGGCCTGTACTTTGATGCTGTGGTCTTGGATGAGCCTGCCGACTTCCCTGTGAACGCTTGGCCCACGGTTATTCGCCCCGCGCTGTCAGACCGAAACGGCAGGGCTACCTTTATTGGCACGCCAAAAGGGAAAAACGAATTCTGGGAGACGTACCACCACGCCTTAAATGACGATAGTTGGTACGTTGCGATGCACAAGGCCAGTCAGACCAAGCTCCTGCCGCAGTCCGAATTGGACGAGGCCCTCAAGATTATGGGCGCTGACCGTTACGAGCAGGAGTTTGAATGCTCGTTTGAAGCTGCAATTGCCGGCGCTTATTACGGCCACGAAATGAAAGCGGCATCGGATAGGATTGGGATTGTTCCCTACAACCCAAGCCTCGGCGTGGTTACAGCGTGGGACTTAGGCGTTGGAGATTCCACGGCCATCTGGTTCGCGCAGTTTGCAGGACCAAACGTCCATCTGATCGACTATTACGAATGCAGCGGCGTCGGGCTGGATCACTACGCACTCGTCCTGCAGGAAAAGGAATACGTCTACGACCAGCACATCCTGCCGCACGACGTTCAGGTAAAAGAACTTGGCACAGGTAAAAGCCGCCTTGAAACTCTCGACAACCTTGGCATTCGCCCGGTAACGATTGCCCCGCAGCTTCGTGTGGACGACGGCATTCAGGCGGTCAGGTCCATGCTTGCAACCTGCTGGTTTGACGAGGAAAAGTGCGACCGAGGCATTGAGGCCCTGCGACAGTACCAGCGAGACTTCGACGAAAAAGGCAAGACGTGGCGTGGACGACCTAAACACGACTGGACTAGTCATGGCGCAGATGCAATGCGATACTTAGCCGTGGGGTATCGTCCACAACAGACAAATTGGGGCGAGCCAATAAGGAGAAACCTGCGCGGGATTGCCTAGATGCTTATATTCGACCAGCTTTTTGGTGGGCTAGGATTAAAGTCAGACAAGGACAAAAAGAGCCTGTGGGACTTTTCCGACGAGCCAATGGCCAAGGAGCAGGCGCAACCCGCTCAGCCTAAAAGCTACACCCAAATCAAGGGTGGCTACCAATTCCCAGAATACGACACAAAAGAAACCGCGCTTGGTCTTTTAGATACAGCAGGCGGTATGCTTCGTGGTGGTATTCGCAATGTTCTTTCTGCCACAACAGAAATTCCAGCCTACACAGCAGGCTTTTACACCGCGCTTGATCCGGCCCTTCGCAGAAAAGACGAAGGTTTCTGGGATGCCGTTGGTAGAGGGCATGACGCGGCCATCGAGGCCACAAAAGACATTCCCTTGCTCAACATCCCGTGGGAAAAGACAGACGAAATGCTGCCGCCTCTGGTGCCTTTAAGCACGCAGATGACGCCGGAGAAAATCGCAAGAACAGAAGAAGCTGGAGCTGCAACGCCTCTCGGTGAGGCTGGCCTGCTTGCTGGCGGCAAGACAGCGTTTAAGGCAGGCGAGTTGTTTAGCCAGCTTGAGCCGCCCGGTCCGGGAACAACTGGAATGTTCTACGGCGCAAAGGGGTCAAGAAACATTCAAGGGGAAGGCGCAACAGCGCAGCAGCTTGCAAAAGCAACAAAGCTAGAGGAACTAGGATCTGGCCGCGACGAAATCTACCGCGAAACCGGAATGTTTAGAGGCCCGGATGGGCAATGGCGTTACGGATGGGCTGATCTTTCAAGGATGGAATCAAGTCCTTACGGGGGAGGCCCAGAACCAGATGTTTTAGATCCATTTAGATCGCTGGTTGTTAACGAAGAAAACCTGTACAAGGCATACCCAGAGTTTGAGTCTGGTCTTTTGGCTGAATATAGGCCGTCTGATTTTAGTATAGATGACATGATTTTTTCCCCAGAAGGGGAGCAGGGGATCATCGGGTACGGAAAGACAAGCAGCCCAGAGAGCAAGATGACCGGCCTTGCTCATGAGGTAGGCCATGCTGTTGCAAGAAAAGAAGGGTTTGATCCCGGAACGTCTTACGACGATTTGCTAGATCGCTACAAGGCAGAACAAAAGCGTCTACAACAAATGATCCCAATAGTTCAAAAAGAAGTTGCCGAGGGAAAACCCGGAGCAATTGAACTTCTTGAAAAGCTGAATCGAGAAAATGAAAGGTTTGCTCTTGGGGTTGAATTTGCCGCAGACGAAACATACCGCTCAAAAGGCGGCGAGGTTATGTCTCGCCTTGAGGAGTCAATGCTGCGTATTCCGCCAGAAGACGTGGGCCGTAGATTCCCTTGGGAGATGTACGATGTTTCAGAAGAATCCATCTGGCTGAACAAGTCGCAAGGCCAACAAAACAAAATTGAAGGCCGTCCTGCTGTTGGTGCATCAGGCAAACCAACAGGTGCCATTGAATACCCGGCAACGCCAGAGGATATTCGAGCAATTCCTAAACCAGCAGCCGGACAAACGCTAGAAACGACTGCTTCATTGCGGAATAAACCAACTAAATCCGAGCTTTCTCGCATCGAGGCTCAAAAAGAGCCAAGCACAGGACTTTTCTCCAAGATGGAGGAGGAAATCCTGAATATGCCGCAGGAAAAGATGACGCAGCAGCAATTCCGCAACTACCTCGAAGGCAGGGGCGTCAAGCGCGGCGAAATCAATGAGTCTGGCATCCTTGGTCAGATTGCCGATGAAAACAACCGTGTGACCAAGTCAGCGGCCCTGAACTTCCTGCGTGAGCGGCAGGTCCCGACTCTGGAAACACAGTATCGTGGGCAGCCTCCAGAAGAATTCTTTGATCCTGCTGATTGGAACATCACGCCGGAAAACGCAACCATTGAGCCTCTCCCGGAAGGCGTGATCGACGACATGGTCGAAACGGAAATGATGGACTACCTTGGTCAAGGGCAGGTTTCCGAGGCTAAGTATTGGGTCAAGAAGCTGAATGAAGCTGATCCGGATACCTACCCGTTGGACGATCCAACAGACAATTGGGCAGAGGATTTCGTTACCGTTATCGGCAACGAAGGCGTGTTCTCAAATGATATGCACCCGTCCATATTCATGGACCTTGAGGAGCTGTTCAGAGAACGCGTCCTACAGCAGCAGGCCGATATGGGCGACAGGGTATGGCACGTTGGCGACCAAGAGGGCCACAGCGCCTATATGGTTCGCGGCAACGATGACGAAGGTTTCACGATTATCGACGAGTTGACCGGCGATGAAATTGGAACTGCGCCGACCATTCAAGAGGCAAACATTCAGCTTCGCGTCATTGGTCGCATGAGATCCGCCGAGCTTTCAGAAATGGGGCAAGAGGTAGATACATACTTCTCTGAGTTTGTTCCAGATAACTTGAACATGGGCTCCTATGAGGAGGAATTAATCCGCGTTCCTCGCTTGTCGCAAGAAGCTAAAGAATACAAAGGTCCGCATTGGAGCCAGCCTGATGTTGGCTTGCACCTTCGCACCTCTCAACAGACTTTGGATGGCGATATCAACACCTTGTTTGTGCTTGAGAATCAGTCTGACCTGCACCAGCGTGGCCGCAAGTATGGGTACGACGACTCCACCCCGGAGCAGCGTGCATCAAAAATAAAAGTAGCGGAAAGGTTGCAAAAAACTGCCGACAACAATGCAGACGCTGCAGTTATTAAGTTTGGCGGAGCAGCAGAGGCCGGAACACTTCCAGAAGCAACGATAAAAAGACTCGACGACCTTTTGGATAAGATTTATCAGGGTGGCGGCGGAATATCTCCAAACGACTATTCTCAGCCTGTTAGGCGCAAAAGGGTTATTAATCAAATCTTTGATGCCTACACAAGGGCCGACGGCATGATGCCAATGCCGGAATGGATGAAAAAGGCCATCATCAAAGCCGTGGATGATGATCCGGCTGTTCAAGAATATCTTGATGCTTTCAAGGAAGTAAAAAAAGCGGCAAAAATCGCAGATGCGGTCTACAAACGCCCACCACGCGCCCTTTTGATGAACGACCAAGTCATCGAGACTGGATTCAACAGGGCCGTCGTGAAGGCCGTGGAGCAGGATCTAGACGGAATATCGTGGGCAACCGCCGAAATCCAAAAGGACCTATATCCAAACGCAAAATCTGACGTTTTGTACGAAAACCAGTACGACAAGAAAATGCCTGCTTTTGCAAAACGCCTCGGAAACAAATACAACGTCCGAGTCGAAAAGCGGCAGTCAGACATGGTCAAGGATTTTCCGAGAGGCTCTGATCCTATTTACTACGACGTCTGGTATCTGCCGCTGACAAAAGAAATGAAGGCCGATATTAAAAAGAAGGGGCTTCCGCTTTACAGCGGCGCTCCTGTGGCCGGACTGCTTGCAGATCAAGAAGATGCGGGTGAGAATCAGCTAAACAACCTGCTAGGGATGTAATATGGCAATTACCACATACGCAACGCTCCAGACAGCAGTCGCTGATTTCCTTAATCGCGACGACCTAACGAGCGTTATTCCGACCTTCATCCAGTTAGCAGAAGCACAGATCACCCGTGATTTGCGCCATTGGAGAATGGAGGCTCGT